TCAAGAATTGCACATAGTTAATACCACAGCTAATAGTGGGTGGATGGTTGAGGCCGGATCACTGGTCGGCATGACCGCGGACGACTTAGAAGAGCACGGAGCAGAGACAGGGCTCGTACTTGAATATGCACGCGGTACGAACGCCCCACAGAAGATCCAACCGAACCAGATACCGACCGGCCTTGACCGCATCGCTATGAAAGCGGCAGCGAACATTAAGACTATTTCGGGCGTGAACGATTCAATGCTCGGCACTGATAGTGCTGAAGTATCAGGTATCGCGATTCAAGCTAAGCAGAACCGCGGCGCGATCATGATCCAAGTACCTTTGGATAACTTGCGTAAATCTCGGCAGTACCTTGCGGAAAGCATTCTTAACCTAGTGCAGACCTTCTACACAGAGCAGCGCGTGATTCAAGTGACTAACGAAGCTGATCCGCTCAAGCCCCGCGAAGAGATGGTCATTAACCAAGAGACTCCTGAAGGGCGCGTAATTAACGACCTTACTATCGGCGAGTACGATGTGATTGTCGCCACAGCACCCGCACGAGACAGCTTCGATGAGATCCAGTTTGCAGAGGCCATTAACCTTCGTCAGGCAGGCGTTGTCATCCCAGACGATGCGATCATTGAGTACAGCCACTTGGCTAGAAAAGGTGAACTCGCTAAGCGTATCCGCCAGATGACTGGCCAAGAGCCGCCAACTCCAGAGCAGCAAGAAGCAATGGCGCAGCAGCAGCAGATACAAATGCAGCAGCTGCAGCTTGAGATTGCTAAGCAGGACGCGGAAGTTAAGAAGTTACAGTCTGAAGTCGCACTGAACATTGCGAAAGTGCAAGACGCGACTGACGTAGACCCACAGATCCGTATGGCAGAGATACAAGCCAAGCTCGATATCAATGAGCAGCAGCTTGAGTTACGACGTGAGCTAGCCTCGCTTAATAACACTGCAAAAGAGACCCAATCCCAAACCAGTGCTGCGACCAAGTTAGCCACCGCAGCATTCCAAAACACCAACAGGAGTTCTTAAATGAGCGAAGAAACAAAAGAAGACACTACAACTATGTTCGATGTTATGCCTGGAGCGGACATTCCCGACGAAGAGTCCGAGCAGCTGCTTGATTTGAGCTTTGCGGAGGTAGAAGACACATTGCCGCCAGAAAGTGTCGAAGAAGAGGAAGTATTGGTAGCAGAAAGTGTGGAAGAAGAGGAATTATTGGTAGCAGAAAGTGTTGAAGAAGTCTCCGAGGAAGAAACCGAAGTAGTCGCTGAGGACGAGCTTGAAGAGCCAGAAGTAGAGGCGGCAAAACCCTCAAAGAAGCCGATGGTGCCCAAGGCCAGACTCGACGAAGTGCTCGCTAAACAGAAAGCGCTACAAAAGCAGCTCGATGAAGTAAATGCAGCTAATGTTAAAGCCGAAGAAGCGCCTGAGACCTACGATTTTGACGCAAAAGAAGTCGAATATCAGAATATGGTACTGGATGGCGAGTCGGCCAAAGCAGTTGCCCTGCGTAGAGAGATTAGAAAGGCAGAACGTGCCGAGCTAGAGTTCGAAATGCGTCAAGAAATGTCTCAGACAGTCAACCAAGACCGTCAGCAGACTGCTCTTCAGCAAGCCGCAAACGCTATGGAAGAGGCTTACCCAGTTTTTGATCGTAACTCGGATACTTTTAGCGAGGAGATGACTAATGAAGTCGTTGAACTGCGCGATGCTTTCATGATGAAAGGGTACGAAGCTGTAGATGCACTGTCAAAAGCTGTTCGATACGTTGTAAAAGACAATGATCTGGGCGAGTCCGGCCAAGAAGCGCCAAGTTTGGCCGGAAAGGCTACAAAAACGGACGAACTGGCAAAAAAGCGTGCCACTGTTAGCCGAAAACTCAAGGCTGCGGAAGCTCAACCGCCCGAATTGCCAGGTGAAAGCTCGGCGATGCATGGCGAGAAGACGTCTAACCTGTCCGACATGACTGAAGAGGAGTTTGCGGCGTTGCCGGAAGCAACTTTGAAGCGCATGCGCGGCGATATTCTCTAATGTCGGCGGGCTGCTGGGCATGTGGCGAAGAACTTATATGGGGCGGCGACCATGACCTTGAGGAAGATGACTCTGAAGAGTTCTGCATCGTCACGAATCTAAGCTGCCCTAATTGCAACGCCTTCGTTCAGGTCTACCACGGCCTGCGCGAGGGGTATACAGACGAGGAATGACACTATGTCAGTGAAAAAAGACCCGCGATTAGCCCGAGCAGGAGTCTCGGGCTTTAATAAGCCTAAGCGGACGCCTAGCCACGCGAAAAAGTCGCATATTGTCGTAGCGAAAGAGGGCGATACCATCAAAACTATCCGTTTTGGGGAGCAGGGCGCGTCTACTGCGGGTAAACCTAAGTCTGGCGAAGGCGACAAGATGAAGGCGAAGCGCGCGAGCTTTAAAGCGCGTCATGGCAAGAACATTTCTAAAGGAAAAATGTCGGCAGCGTATTGGGCTGACAAAGTGAAGTGGTAAAAAGCCGCAATGCGGCGATAGCTGTTGCATTAATATATTAGCTGTACTAATATGCTCTATACGTCTATCAGTACGATAACTGGTCGGCCCGTAGCCGTAAAAAACGTAACCCCTCGCCTGTATAGGCGTTAAACCTGCCGAGGACGCCCCTCGTTAATCAACGCTAAACGTTCTTCTACACGATAGTGGGAAAACGGATTAGCCGCTCCTAAAGTCGGCTGCTTATATTAGTGGCACTAATGCCGCTAGTAATTTATCTTACTTTATATGGAGCCTCTCATGGCCTTAACAAATTTCGGTACGCTTTCGGGCGACCAACTCCAAGCGTGGAGCCGCGACTTCTGGAAAGTAGCTCGTAATCAATCTTTCATCAACCAGTTCGCTGGTAGCGGTTCAAATGCAATGGTTCAGCGTATTACTGAACTGACTAAGAACAACAAAGGTACTAAAGCTAACATTACTTTGCTAGCTGACATGACCGGCGACGGTATCACTGGTGACTTTACTCTGGAAGGCAACGAAGAAGCCTTGCGCGCGTATGACATCAGCATCGAGCTGGATCAGTTGCGTTTCGCAAACCGTATTGCTGGCCGTATGACCGACCAGAAAACTGTTGTTAACTTCCGTGAGCAGTCTCGCGATGCACTTGCTTATGCAATGGCTGACCGTTGTGACCAGCTTGCTTTCTTGACCCTCTCTGGTGTTGCGTACACGACTAAAAACAACGGTGGCTTACGCACTGTAGTTGGCGGCGCTGTAAACGGCCAAGAGCTTGTCGATCTAGAGTTTGCTTCTGACGTATCTGCTCCTACCTCAGCTCGTCACCGTCGCTGGGATGCTACTTCTGGCCTAGTTGCTGGTGATACTACTGCTGTTGCTGCTACCGATAAGATCGGTTATAGCACCATCGTTAACCTGAAAGCCTACGCCAAAGATAACTACATCCGTGGTATTCGCGGTGCAGGTAACCAAGAAACGTTCCACATGTTCGTTACTCCACAGCAAATGGCTAGCCTGAAGTTAGATTCTGACTTCCTTGCTAACGTTCGCAACGCTGGCGTACGCGGTACTGGCAACAGCCTGTTCTCTGGTTCTGCTTCGTTGATGGTTGACGGCGTAATGATCCACGAGTTCCGTCATGTGTTTAACACTTCTGGCGCTACTACTGGTACTTCATCTAACGCTGGCGCTGCTGGCTACAAGTGGGGCGCAGACGCCAATGTTGTTGGCGGACGTGCTTTGTTCTGTGGTGCTCAGGCTCTGGCACTGGCTGACATCGGTCTGCCTGAAATGGTCGAAGATACTTTCGACTACGGTAACCAGTCTGGTATCTCAGTAGGCAAGATCTTCGGTATGCGCAAGCCCAAGTACAACAGTGATATCACTGGTGACGTACAGGACTTCGGCGTTATCTGTTTAGATACTGCACAGTAGGTAAAACGATCGCCTCTCCTCCTTTCGGGGGAGGGGCTTTTTATTTTTTATAGAGATTAATCATGAAGATCATTAGCGAAAAAGATTTACGCGTTACGAATAACCACGGGACCGCAGTAATTTTTTATGCGGGCGTACCAAAAAATATTGCAGATGAGATTGGTATCCTCGCTATCCAGATGGGTGCGAAAGAGTACAACGCCAAGTTCGTCGAGGAAGAGGCTGCTGAAGAGGCAGTGTTCGAAGAAGTAACAGAAGCAGTTTGCGCCGCGCCAATAGCGGATACGCAATTGGACGTAGTACTGGTCACCTGTCTTGAAAGAATTATGGACGAGGGAGACCCAAAGA